AACTGATGTAACAGGTGGTCTTTGGTTGTATTACGTTACAGATGGTAGTGCAAATGATGGTAGAATTGAATTAGTGGTCGCAAATAATTCTTCCACTATTGCTGGATCTACTCCTGCTTCTGGAACTAATACCAATTTATTTGCAAATGATACCTGGCAGTTAATTTCTTTGAAAAAAGAAGGGAATAACTTTAAAGTATATGTCAATGGAATTGAACAAATCAGTGGAAATGTAAGCAATACAACGCTAGGTTCTAAAGATATTCACATTGGTAATATTCCAGGATTTGCTGGTGCTGGTGGATTCATTGAGAATAATCAAGGTCAATTCTTCTTGGATTCTCTCAGAATTCGTAACAGAGCAGTTGCAGTAACAGCTCCTAGTGATTTTGGTGACCCACTTGCACTTCCTACGGCAAGTGCTTTAGCACTTAATTATGTCTGGACAGACACTGGATGGTTTGACCAGCAACATGCAAGATATGATTATATTGATTATGTTGGATTTGGATTTAAAGTAGATAAGAATGCAGATGCTGATAGATTGGGAACATTTGATAGTAACACCACTACAAATTATGGATTTACTAGAACTTCTGTTCCTGCCGTCACTGGAAGTGCATTAACTATCACTTCTACTGGTTATGCCCTGGGTGAATCTGGATTGCAAGCATTAGATTACAATGATGCTTCAACTACAATGAGTGAAGGAACTGTCACTCTTACATATAATAGAGATATTTGGAGTTCTAGAACATCTACTGTTCCTTCTCCTGGTTCTCAAAAACTGAAAGTTACTGCAAATGTAAGAGACCGCTATTACTTTAAGACATTTAATGTTGTTAAGATTGATAATATTCAAGAATTAACAATCAATCAAAATTTTGTATTTACTGTAGGAACAAAACTAGTTTTAAAGAATGGATTAAGTTTTGTCAATAGTGGTTATATTACTAGTGTAGATTATGAAAATAATAAGGTTTTTGTTGCTATTAACAACAATGCTTGGGATAATGATATTGATGTATATGAATTGTCTACGGAACAATTTGATGAGCAAGATACTTATGGTGTTGTAGGACCTGTTCCTAATGATGTAAATGAGATTATTCAGACTTTTGCTGAAGTTGATAATACAACTCCAGGAACTTTTAATATTGACCTTGCAAATTATGATGCCCCAGAAGACGTTGGTGGAACAAATAACTTAGATGAATATGCTAAGTTCAAAACTTATAGTGAACTTGACTATTCTATTAGAATTGATGAAGTTAGTGGTTCGTCTCCTTATTCGGTTGGATCTGTTGTAACATTAAATTCTGGTGATTTTAGTTGGAATTCTGTATACTCCACTCTTCAAATTATTAATCTTACTGGCGTTTTAAAAATTACATTAGTTGCTAGACTTCAAAAGATTCTGCAAGTAACTGCAGTATCAAATAGTGACACTGTGTATGTAATTAGTGATACCTTACATTACCTTCGTGCTGGAGAACAACTGTATATTGATGGTAACCCATCTCAAACAGTAGGATTGACAGTTTATGACGAATATGATGGTTCTTTCCCTGTAAATGAAGTTATTAGTCCTGTAGAATTTACCTATAAACTTTCTCAGACAGCATTAACTCTCCCTTCCACAAATCCATCCTCTGTTACTGTTTTTGTAAAATCTCCTACACTCAAGATGTATTATGGTCACCAGTATTTGTTTGACCTCAGTCACTCTTCGCTGGTTGGAGGTAACCTGTCATTCTCTAGAGACCCAGTATATAAACTTGAATATTCATTCAACTCTATTGAAAGAATTGGAACTCCAGGTGTTACTGGACAAGGATTGCCAACACCTTCGGTTAAGTTAAAAGTAACAAGAGATGTTATCACCAATATTTCTTATTACTTCGATCCATCCAGAACTGGAGCAGATTCTCCGATTATCCCAGAGAGCTATCTTGATGTTACATTCTCTCCTTATGTTGGGACTTTTACTGTCACATCTACTTCTGGTGGAACAATTACACGAGGAGATGATACATTTAGATTCTTGCTTCTCAATCAACCAGAAGATTCTGCAACTATTGCCAATGCAAAATACTCCACAAGTTCTAAGAAAGCAGTGGGATCTATCGGTCAGATTCGTATTGTCAATCCAGGTGGATTCTATACAAAACTTCCAATTATTGAATCTATTCAGTCTACTAGAAATATCGAAAGAGTTGAAATCGAAGACCCTGGAACTGAGTATGCTGTAGGCATTTACAATGGTGTTCCTATTTCTGGTAATGGTGAAGGTGGTATTGTTTCAATCACTGTTGCTGATGGAACTGATGAAGAGGGTGGTTTAATTCCTGGACAAATTCAAAAAGTAGTTGTAACAAGTCCTGGTAAAGGATATACTACTGCATTTATTGATATTGAGTCAATTAATGGCATTCTTGGTCCTGGACTTACTGGTTCTGGTGCTATTTTAAACGTTGTTATTCCTCCTTTTGGAACTGGAGCATCTCTGTTTACTCTTGGTGATGAAATCGGTAAGATTAAAAATCTTAAAAATAACAACTTTGGATTTGATTATCCACACGATTACACACTCAGACCAGAAATTACATTCCCAATCAATGCTCAGTTGACTGCTACTAGCATTCTGGATAGCATTGCAGTTACAAATCCTGGTTCTGGTTATACTCAGGCACCTGCTGTCGTTATCACTGGTGGCGGTGGAACTGGTGCTATCGCAGAAGCAACTATCAAGAATGGTAGACTGAATACCATTGAAGTTAAGGACCCTGGTTCAGGATATTCTTCTCAACCAATAGTTGAACTGAAATCTTCGTTCAACTATGTTATTAACCTTGACCTTGGATTACTCCAGTTTGCATTCCCCCATGGTATTCAAAATGGTGCTGAGGTAACCCTTAATGTAATTGATACTGGAGAGGGTGCCCAGTTCCCTCTTGCTGCTGGTGCTATTGGTAGATTAAGCGGAACACAGACGTATTATGCAATTGCTGGTGCCGCAAATTCTCTTGAAGACGACCAATTGAAAATTGCTTTGACCCCCGCAAATGCTGAACTTGGAGATGCGATCAATTACGTTAATGCTGGAGTTGGTCGTCAACAAGTTCTTACAAGTTCTTTTGGTGGTTCTGCAGAGGCAAATGTAATCACATCTACATTCCTTGAGGGTGAACTTGTTTATCAGGGCGATAGTCTTGATATTGCAACTGCTACTGGATATGTTTCTACAAACTCTGGTTGGCAGGTAGGTCCACGAATTTTGAAACTGATAGATTATACTGGAACTTTCATTGAAGGAGAAAAAATTACAGGTGTTATTTCGAAATCATCTGGTATCATCTCCACACTTAATATTGCTAGGGGTGTTCTTGAAGTTGGTTCTATCACAAAAACTACAGGGCAGTTTATTGATGACGTTGGTAAACCTTCTGAAATTGTTCAAAAGATTCAAGACTCTTATTACTATCAAGACTTCTCTTATGCAGTCAAGTCTGCGGTATCTATTGGTGAATGGAAAGACATTCTCGTAAGAAACGTACACCCAGCATCCTTTAAGGTATTTGGTGAACTTTCGATTAGTGATTATACAACCATTCCCAATAAAACAACTGATTTTGAATTAACAAAATCTGTTGAACTTGCTAATGAAGCAATTGTACCAAATATTCAAAACTTTACTCTGGTTGAACCTATTTACAGTGAGTTTAACAATACTGAGGTTCTTTTCCGCCAAAAGAGACTCACTTCTTCAGAAAACATCCTAACATCGGTTGTTCAAAGAGTTGATGATATTTCTAATCTCTTTGATGGCGTTAGAACAGCGTTCCCATTAACAGTCAATAACGGAGATCCCGTCATTGCAAATGCAAATCAGTTAATGGTTATTCTTAATGGTGTTGTTCAAACTCCAGAAGTTGCGTTTGAAATAAAAAGTGACTCCATTCTACTATCTTAACCCCCAAAACCACCTGCTAGTGTAAAGTATGTCAATGTTACCATTGACCCCATTGCAACTGTAGATGTTGTATTTACGAGTATCAGTGGTATTTTCCCTAATATAGGTAATACACTTACTGGTACTGCTTCTGGTGCTAAATTAACAGTCACAAAAGTTGTTGGTAACACTATTTCTGGTTTCTTTACTGTTGGAACTCAATTTAGTTCTAATGAACTTGTTCTTGGAAATATTACTGGATTCTCTGCACTCTTTAGTACTCAAACATCAGTAGTCAATAATGGATTATTTGTATTTGGTGAAACTATTACTAACTTAGAAGGAAATACTGCTGTTATTGAAGATGTCAACCTTGAACGTGGTTCTGAAACTCCATTAGCAAAGTTGCGCTATGGTGTTGGTGCTTCCACAACTTCTTTTGAGGTAATTTCTTTTAACTCCACTGGAGATGAGCCAGAAAATCCTGCAGCAGGAACTTTTGTACTCAATGAAAACTATCAGATTGGTAGCGAAATCATTGAAGTTACTGGAATTACAGTCAATGCAAGTTCTACAACATTGACTGTTCTTAGAGGTCAATTAGGAACGTCGGTATCTGGTATTCAGCAAGAAACTCCCTTCTATGGAACTGATATTACCATTACGAATGAATTAACTCTAAGTAAGACCACAGGAACTTATCAATCAACTCCTGGTCTTTATGACATCATTCTTGACGATGTTATCGTTGCAGCACAGTCTGGTGTTGTCGCAAGAATTACTTCCACTACTCCATACAGAGACCCCACAACTAATGCAGTTGTTGAACAGGTTGAAATTTCTGAAGGTTCTTCCTTCTTCGCTCTCTTATTTGATAGACTTTCTTCTGTTACATATCCAAACGTTGTTCTTGACGATATTTCTCAGTCTCAAATTGCAGTAGTTGACTTCACTGATAATGTAACTGATTTTAATACCAAGTTCCCAGAAAATGAACTTGTCACAAATTATATTCTTCCTTATGACAATGTATCTGGAGACTTCCAAGA